GGGTCAAGTAAATTTATACCAAGTACAAGGAGTGGTCCAATAATTGGAATCTTGATTTTACTTAATGGACCCTTTAATCTTTTAAGAAATGGTGCAGCACCTGCTATTTCTTGTGCCCCCTTACCACCCAGAATTTTTTTAAGAAAGGGACTTACTTTACCTTTAACTGCACCTACAATCTCTCTTCCCTTAGTTAAACCTTTTGCTGCTAACTCTCCCCCTTCAGTCAATAATTTTCTTGTCCCAGCAGCACCAGATTTAAGAAGATCTTTTGCTTTTGTTATAGTTGGTGCTAATGCTTTTTTAGCAGACCTTATTCCAAGTCTTGTATCAAAGATTAACTCAGCTGCTTTATTACCAAGTCTTGTTTTTGATATTTTACTAGCAAGACGACCTATTGGAGATGCTACTGCTTTTTTAAATAATTTACCACCAAATGATTTTAGTTTAGAGAGAGGTGCTGTTTCTTTTAAGAACCTTGCTATATTTTTTGCTGCTTGTATGCCACTCTTAATTCCATTACCTACTACATTTGCTAAGTCTTTTATTCTTTTGATTGCTGCTGCACCAAAATCAAATAGAGCATTACCAAGTCTTCTTAATCCTGCACCAATTAAAGAACCACCTTTCCTTAATATTGATGAGAATAATTTAAAAAATCCACTAAATCCTGCTTTAATAAATTTAAGTGGTGCCTTAATAGCACCTATGACAAAAGTTTTAAGTCCACTACCTGCTAATCTGAATGCTTGCAGTATTGCTCTTAGAGAAGCAAATACCAAGTAAAGATTATCTCTTACAAAATTAAATGCATCAATTATTTTTTTGAAACTCTTTACAAGAAAAAGGAGAAGACCACCAAGTAATATATTGGTGATGAATCCCATAAAATCAAATGCTTTTCCAATACCAGAAATTACACCAGAGGCAATACCTGCTGCTTTCTTTCCACCCTCAAGAAGTTGCTCCCTTTTTCTTTTTCTTAGTCTTGCTAATGCTGCTTTTCTATTCTTTCTTTCTTTAACTTCTCTCTGATATTGCCCCTTTAATGCATCATCAATAGAACCAGACAGTTTAATAATATTATTAAGTTGAGTACTAATTTTTTCAAAACCAATTTTAGAACCTTCTGTGCTTAATTTTGGATCCTCAACTATCATAGGTGATGATTTAACAATAGCACTGACACCACCGCCTTCAAGTGCTCTTACTAAAGCTCCACCTTTTTTAACACTACCACCACCAGAAACTTCTTTATCTTTTACTTTCTTCTTTCTATTTCTTATAAAATCTTTTGCTTTATCTTTAGCAACACTTTTTGCTTTATTTAAAAGAGCTTTTTTAGCACCTGCTTTTGCACCAGCACTCAATAAACCTTTAGCAAGAGGAAGTAGAAAAGCAGCCATATTATCCTACCAAACTATAGATTGATTTAATAATAAGAGTCTCAGTATTCATTGAATCTTGTGATGAGAAAGAGGGCACTCCTCTATTTCCATTTGCATTACCAGCAAGAGATGTAGGTGTAGCACCTTGTGGAATCTTTCCATTTTGATTTGAGGACATAATTACATTGGTTTTAACTGTTCTAGGTCCAGGTGCTTTTCTTGTTTGAGTGGATGAAATTGTTGCAGGTGCAGATGTGCCAGCAGTTTCAGCAGGATTTTTAACACTTGATGTAGCTGCTAAAGTCATCTTATCAAAATCAGATTTTTTAAGATTATAAGTTTTAACCTCTTTTCTCATACTCTCAGTGACAGTTACACCATCAACTTTATCTCCCACTTTGCTCATAAGGATTTTATTTCTTGATTCAGAACCCATGATAGTGAACAACTGAAAGTTTGTTGCACTAACTCCCTCTGCACTAGAGAATACATTTGTGGGCATCATACCTTGTGTTGTTGAAGTATCTTCAGTGGTATCTACTCCCATAAAACTCTTAATCTTAGATCTCATCTGGTTACCACCAGTGGATTTAACTTGTCTAGTAGAGAAAAATCCATCTGGATGCTTATATGGTCCAGGATTCAGAGAATCTAAATCCCACCTTTGAACACCGCCACTTAACTTTCCACTCTTAACACCTTGTCTTTCAATTTCACCATGAGTCATTACATTTTTATCAACATCAGCAGCAGTCTGACCATATGCTTTTAATATACCAGCTGTTTCTTTTGCCATGGCAGTGGTCTGAGCATTTGTCAGTGGATTTTCTCGCCATCCTCTACTATCACTGTATGGTTTTGTTGGTGATCCATGACCCATAGCAGCTGCTGCCAAAGCAATTGAGTTTGTATTATATCCACCAGTTCCATCTGCATTATCAACACCATATTGTGCTGTTCTCATTGGTTTCCCACTACCACTAAAGACTTGATGATATGGTCCAACATTTGAGTTATGACTTCCCCCAGTCCAGTGTAAGAATACTTTTGTTTTCTTTGCTTTTCCACCTGCTCTATCAGGAGAGTTGGCACCTGCTGTACCACCAACTAGACCACCACCAGAGAATCCTTGAGCATTGATTACACTTCCACCGCCATTTGCCATCTGAATGTTTGTGTTCATTCTAGGTATATTGTTACCACCACCAGCAGCATTCATAGCAAGTAGATTATCTGCACCAAACTTATTGACAGCACCTCTGCTCATGACAATCTCACCAGGTTGAGCAGCAATCAATTGAGTATCAGGTCCAGCACCTTTTATATTAACACCACTATTATTACTTACATTGCCACCTTGATTGTATGTGTTTGTAGTATAAGTGTTTTGAATTACTTCACCACCTTGATATGACTGTTGTACTGGTGATGGTGTTGCTGTTGTAGCACCCTCTGGCAATACTTTAAATGGATCATATGGGGGAATCTCAGGAATCTTAGGTATTTCCAATGAGGGAGGTTCATCTGGTATATTTTCCAATGGATCAGCACCAAATAGACCTAGTACATCATTAATTCTATCTTCAATAAAGTTTAATGATGAATTAATTGGTTTTAAAATAAAGTCATTGATTGGACTCAATACGAAATTATTAAATCCATCTATAAAACCATTAACTCCTCTTATAATACCATTGAAAAATTCTAATACTTTATTAAACGCATCAATCAATGGTTGTAAAAATTTCTTTGGGTCCTTTAAAACTTTTAATAAGAATAAAAGTGCTCCACCAAGCAAAATATTTTTAAAGAAATCCATCAACATATCAAAGATTCCTTTTGCAGGTTTCACTACTTTCTTTGTTAAATTCTTATCATCACCTGGTTTCTTTCCTTTACTTTCTAATAATTTTTCTCTACTTGCTCTTTTATTTTTTATCTCTAAAGCATCCTCTTCCCTTTCTTCTTTCTTATCAAGTTTTGCTTGCTTCTTAAGAGTATCTAATATACTTTTTAAATTCTCCTCAAGGTCAGTAAGTTTAAGTGATACCTGATCAATACCTTTTTTTACTTCTTCATTATCAACACTATCTTTCTTCTCTTCTTGAGGTTCAGTGGAAGATGGAATTAAAAGTGTAGAACTAACTTTTTGTTGATCTGTTTTTATTTTATTTGCAGAATCAAAAAATTTCTGTGATGATATTTTTTCAGCATCTTCATTAGAATCTTCTGCAACTTTCTTTGCTGCTTTCTCTTGCTCAGCAAAAAATTTCTTTGCATCAATCTTAGATTTTTCCTGATCCTCAGGTATCTTTATTTTCTTTATTCTAATAAATTCTTTTGTAAGAACTTCAATATCACCACTATCAGCATCGCTGTCACCCATCCTAGCAGCAGCAATTTTCTCTCTGATTAGAGTTTTATATGTGCCAAAATCAATATCACTTCCATCACTAATGCCAAGATAATTGCGCAAGATACCCTGGTCAACTTCCTTGTTTATGTTAGTTTGGGTATCAGTTGCCATTACTTTCTCTTTGCCTTTTCCTCTTCTTCTTTAAGGTGTTGCTCAAGTAGAATGGTGTAAACTTCTCTCTCCCAAGGGATTAAGTTTTCAATCTCAGTTAATGAATATTTATGGTACTGCATCAAGGCAAAATTAAGTTTATAGTATGACATCATATCCATGTGTGCCATACCTATGCGAAAAAACTTGACAGTCCCTCCAGAGTTACTTTACTCTTCTTCTTAGTCTTAGGATTCTTCACATCAATGGTATGAGAAAGTTTAGGCATTGTGCTAAAGAACTTTTCAATCTCCTTGAATTGTGTTGAATTTAATTGCTCAAGAAAATCTTTCACTTCTTGAGGACTTACGTCACTTGTTGACCAAACCTCTTCATTATCATAAATTTTATCAATACAAGATCCAATCAATTCAAATGATTGATCCATATCTGGATTTTCAAATTCAAAATTATTTCTAATAAACTGTTCAAGAGAAGGATACTTCATATCCATAAAGTAAGTATCATCAAGTTTTACAGTTTTAGTATGCTCTTCATTTCTAATAACTTGAATCTCATCAAGATTGATAGAAACTTTCACCTCAGTTTGACCATCATCTGGACAAACAATATTAACTTCTACAACCTCACCAACAGACTTACCTCTAATATTAAGGAAGAGATATTCAATATCAAAGGTAGGTAGTGTTTCAATCTTTACATCTTTACTAAGAATACAATCAGAGATAACTGCCTTGATTGCTGAGGTAATTTGTTGAGAATCCTCAGACTCAAGTGCAATCACTAAGAGTTTTTCCTCCTTAACTAGAAAGGGTCTATACTTAATTGTTTTTCCTGAAGAAGGCAAGTCCAACTCAAATGTTGGTGTTACAATTTTTGGTAAAGGCATGATGTCCTATGATGAAGTCAGTGTGAATATTTAGGCAGTGTTCTGAGATGGTAAAGAGAGTTCACCAGATTGATTTAAGAAATTTAGATTTAGAGAAGTGCCTGGCGCTATTGATGGTGGTGTTCCAACTGTTGATGTTGCTCCAGTGCTATATGGTTCAGTTACATATCTTACAAAAGTAAAGTTCACAGTGAGTCTAAGAAGATCAGTTGCACCATAGTTGATATCCATTGCATTCATGGATAATGGATACCCTTCAATCATAGTATATTTAATACTTTGATTTACTGAAGTATCTCTTTCAAATTTATATAATTCAATAACATTTTTATCTCTATAACCTTGATTAATTGATTCACGATTACCAATAGTTGATCCATCAGGGTAATTCATTCTAAATCCATTTCTAAAATTTTTATAATTCTCATTACTTCCCCTATCATTTATACTTTTTCCAGAAATGAAATCCATCCATCCTTCAAAGAAATGAAGAGTTTTATATTCAGGATCAACTATCATTTGCACTGACATTTGATCATCATACATCCTTCTATATGCCATCTTTTCAGTAACACCCATATAATCAGATGTTACATCATGGGTTGCAAATGATGAACCAGGAAGAGTAGCACTGGTGCAAGCTATATTAATTCTCTCTCTAAGATTAGAAGTTATAGCAAAACCTTTTGTTCTCTGAATATGTGATTTTACACCATTAGGAACATTAATAGACAAAAAATAATTTGATGTGGTAGCTGAATGCATCAACTTATTTTTCAAATCATCTGTGGTGAATTTTTTTATACCTGCGCCAGATTCAGTAGGCATTTATAAATAAATTTGATTACCATACTATGTAGGAGAAAAGTGGGACAATCATTGAAAACAAAATATAAACCCACCAACCCTGACAAATATATGGGCAATCCCAACAATATTATTTGTAGAAGTTCTTGGGAAAGAAGATTTTGTAAAGAATGTGATACTAATCCAGGTGTTGTAAAGTGGGCAAGTGAAGAGTTTTCAATTCCATATGTATCTCCTGCTGATGGTAGAGTTCATAGATACTATCCTGACTTTCTAATTGAGAAAAGTGATGGTAAAAGATATATCATAGAGATAAAACCTGACCATCAAACTAAACCTCCTATAAAGAAGAGCAGGGTAACAAAGTCATATTTGTATGAATGTGCAACTTTTGAGATAAATAAAGCCAAGTGGAAGGCAGCATCTGAGTTTGCCAAAGATAATGGAATTGAGTTTCAGATAATGACGGAGAATCAAATCTTCCCAGAAAAACATCATACTAGGAAGAA